ATCGCGTCGGATTACACCGATCCCATCTACAACGGTGATACGGTTGTGATTGTCGAAGGTGGCACTGTTGAAGCTGCTGGCACCACTTCCACCGGCCCTGTGCTCGGTGTTCTGGTTGGCTGTGCGTATACCAACTCTATGGGTCAACCGGTTCAGGGGCAGTTCTTCCCCGGCTCTGGTGTATCCAACGCTGTTGCGTATGTTGTTGATGATCCGATGGCCGCGTTCAAGGTCGCTTGTACCGATGGTACTGACCTCGTTACGGTTGGTCAGGAGATTGTCGGAACCAACGTCCCGGGTGTTGTTGGCACGGGTAATGACGCTACCGGCAATTCTGGTTCTTCGGTTAACGTCTCTTCGGCTGACGATACCGACACCCTTCCCTTCCGCGTTATTGCCGGCGTTGCTGAGACCGCCACCGAAGACGGTTTCGTCGAGGTGATCGTCAAGATCAACCAGCACCAGTACAACGTAACCACCGGCAATGCGTTGCCCGAATAAGGAGTAAGTAAATGGCTATTTCACGCGCACAACTACTGAAAGAGCTGCTCCCGGGCCTGAACGCTTTGTTCGGCCTGGAGTATTCGCGTTATGGCGAAGAACACAAGGAAATCTACGAGACCGAGAGTTCCGAGCGTTCGTTCGAAGAAGAAACCAAGCTGTCTGGCTTCTCCGCCGCTCCGGTGAAGAACGAAGGCAGCGCGATTGCTTACGATAACGCACAAGAGGCTTGGACTTCCCGTTATAACCACGAAACCATTGCCCTTGGTTTCTCCGTCACCGAAGAGGCGATTGAGGACAACCTGTACGACAGCCTGTCGGCTCGTTATACCAAGGCTCTGGCCCGTGCTATGGCGTACACCAAGCAAACCAAGGCCGCTGCGGTTCTGAACAACGGCTTCAACGCCAACTACGCTGGCGGTGATGGTAAGCCTCTGTTCTCCAACGAGCATCCGCTGGTTTCCGGTGGTGTCAACAGCAACGTCCCGGCTACCGCTGCCGACCTGAACGAGACCTCTCTTGAGGCCGCCGTTATCCAGATCGCTCAGTGGACTGACGAGCGTGGTCTGCTGATCGCTGCTAAACCGAAGAAGCTCATCATCCCGACCAACCTGATGTTCGTCGCAACCCGCCTGCTTGAAACTGAGCAGCGCGTGGCCACCGCCGACAACGACATCAACGCGCTGAAGAACAACGGTTCGATTCCTGGCGGCTACGCGGTTAACCACTGGTTGACCGATCCGGACGCTTGGTTCCTGACGACCGATGTTCCGAACGGCCTGAAGCACTTCGTCCGTTCCCCGATGGCCACCTCGATGGATGGTGACTTCGACACTGGCAACGTGCGCTACAAGGCCCGTGAGCGTTACAGTTTCGGCTGGTCCGACGCTCTTGGCATGTACGGTTCGCCGGGTGCTGATTGATCGGTTTTAGCCTCATAAGCTAACCACGACCCCCGCTTCGGCGGGGGTTTATTTTCTCGTATTCACTACTTGACAGACCTAGATTCGTCGCGTATCGTGTTGGTAAGTTAATGGAAACTAGATATGGGACGACCTTCACTCACCACCGAAGACTGGAAAGCTGCCGCGATCAAGGCACACGGCGACAAGTACGATTACTCACAGGCGCAGTACCGTGGCTACGGTTGCCAGATTGCTATCGTTTGCCCGAATCATGGTGTGTTTCATCAGCGCGAAAATAATCATCGGAACGGCAACGGCTGCCCAAAATGTGGTGTCCAGTCGCGCCGTGAAATTCGATCTCACGGGTTTGACAGCTTTGTCGCTGCCGCTAACGCGCTGCATAATTACAGGTACGATTACCCGGATCAGACTATTCTCAACAGTCGAACCAAAGCCAGGATTCTGTGCCCTGTTCACGGCGCGTTTGAACAGATGGTGTACAAGCATTTGGCTGGTAACGGGTGCGCCAAGTGCGGGTATGAAGCGAACGGGGCGAAATCGCAGATTGGCGTAAGCGAGTTTTTGCGGCGCGCCAAAGAAGTTCACGGCGATACCTACGAGTATGTATCGAATTACTACGGGATGCACAAAAACGTCCGTATTCGCTGCCCACTGCACGGTGAGTTCAGCCAGACCCCCAGTAATCATATCGGCGGCGCTGGGTGCCCAAGCTGCGTTGGGAGAATATCTAAAGGCGAAACAGAGTTGGGAGACTTCGTCGAGTCGCTTGGGTTTACGGTTTCTCGTAACGATACGTCGGTGATGGGCAAGTACGAGATAGACATTTATGTGCCGGACAAGCGTATTGGTATCGAGTACAACGGGCTATGGTTTCACAGGGAGCAGCTTGTCGGAAATAAAACACGCACGAAATGGGAACAGTGTGACCTACGAGGCGTCACGCTCGTGCAGGTGTTTGAGGATGAGTGGAAATTTAAACGGCCTATGGTAGAGGCTCGCTTGCGGGCCATACTTGGCGTATCCGACGTGACGTACGCTCGTAAATGCAAAATCACGCAACCTGACACGAAATCGGTACGGGTGTTCCTTGAAGCCACACATACGCAAGGCGTCGGCGCTGGTTATTCGTGCGCGTATGGGCTTGAAATAGGCGGGCAGTTGGTAGCGGTGGCGACGTTCGGCAAAGGACGGTTTACGCATACCGGGTGGGAGCTTCTTCGCTATGCCTCAGTAGGGCGCGTATTGGGCGGTATTTCTAAACTCGTTCATGCGTTTAGAAAGGATTACCCCGATGGCGATCTTGTTTCCTACGCAGACTTGCGGTGGGGCAATGGCGAGGCGTACCGCGCTGCCGGGTTTCGTCTGGTTGGCGTAACGGAGTCGGATTATTGGTGGGCACACCCAACCAAGCTGGTGCGGCATAGCCGGTATAGCTTACAAAAATCGAAAACAGGGTTGCCGGAAAAAGTGTATGCGGAGCGTAACGGGCTTGTGAAGGTTCTAGGCGTTGGCCACAAAAAATGGGTGTGGGCGAAATAAGCGTTGACATATATGGGGTTGGTTTGTACAGTAGCCTGTACAACGCCGGCGGACCCAACGTATGCCCTACAAAATAGACGTTTGCGGTATATACAAAATTGTCAACACAGTAACAGAGCAGTGTTACGTTGGCCAATCGCGGCAGGTTAAAAAAAGGTTAAGCGAGCACTTCAGTCGGTTGCGAAAAAACAAGCACACAAACGCGCATCTTCAGGATGCATTTAACAAGTACGGGGAGTCAGCGTTTTACGGCGCACTTGAGGTTGAGTGTACGGACCCTAAAGAACTTGACGCGCTAGAAAAAGCCTTCGTTAGTGGCGACGCGTGGTTTGAAGAAAACACGGTGTGCGACATTTCATACCCCGCCGATGCGCCGATGCGAGGCAAAAAACACCCTGAGTCAGTTCGCGAGAAAATACGCATCGGGAGACGGGCTTCTACGTTTGATTTCCGGAGCACGACGTATCGGGCTACGTTATCGGCCGCGCAAATGGCTCGTTTTCATTCGGACCCGAAATTCATTGCAAAACTAAAATTTATCCTCAATAATCCGACCATGTCGTATGCGGAACGCGCCAGGATGCTCGGTGCAGACACTAGCGCAGTACGACGCCTCGCGTTAAAGTACAATCATCTGAAAGGGGCACTGTAATGGCTCAAACTCGTTTCTCCGGACCGGTAGTCTCCGACAATGGCTTCGTTGGTGCTTTCACCGGCGGCGCTACCAATCTCAGCCTTTCTGGCAATCTCGCCGTTACTGGCACGTCTACTCTGACTGGCGCGGTTTCCGCTCCGGCTGGCGTCACTGGCAACGTCACTGGCAACGTCACTGGCAACGTCACTGGTTACATCATTCTCCCCACTAGCGATCCGCAAGTGGCCGGCGCTCTCTGGTACGACGCCCCGGATATTAAAGTATCCGCTGGCGCTTAACTAGGAGACTGACATGGGTATGCAGTATGATGTTAAGTCTGCATACGCAGACGAGTCAGGCGTGGTCGTCGGGTATCGTACCCGCATCAAGAGCGTGTACATCGACACCGCTGAGTCCGGGACTGACCCAGTGGTTTTTCACGACGGCGAAGATGGCAATGCCGACGTGCTGCTTACGGTCTCTACGGCATCTGCTGGTGGCCGCACGGTCTACATCCCAGGCGAAGGTATCCTCGCTGAAAACGGTGTTTATGTAGACCTCGGTGACGCAACTGCGGTTACCGTGTTTTACGGCTGAGGGTACGGCTATGGACGGCCCAGAAGACCTCGAGCGAATGATGATGGAAGAAGAGCGGTTGCGGAACGCTGTCATAGATGGCTGGCTGATCGAAGATGACGGTGCCGATAAAACACCTAACGCGAAACTTACCCCCGCGGAGTCTTCCCGCGCACGCGACCCGAAAACCGGCATGACCTTTGGCGAGGCGTTCAAGGCCAACAAAGAAGGCTCTACGTTTAGCTGGAATGGCAAACAGTACAAGCGCGAGACCAAGAAACCGGCCAAGACAAGTAAGCCTAGTGCGGCCGCACCAGCGCCTGCCAAGCCCGTTGATACTCGCGTTAGTCGAGGCGGCGGTAAATGGTACCCTGGCAATAAGGGCAACATCCACCCGAGGGGCATGGCTGCCGGTGGTGTTGCATCCGCTTCCAAACGTGCTGATGGCTGCGCCCAGCGCGGTAAAACCCGAGGGCGGGTTCGGTAATGACTACGGCAGCGAAAAAACCCCCGCAGTTCAAGCTATCGCAGCGTAGCCTGAACCAGATGGTCGGTGGTGAAACGGGCTATAGAACTTACCAGCGTTGATTTTGGCGTTACCGAGGGTCTTAGAACTCTTGACACCCAAAAGAAGTATGTCGCCCAAGGCAAGAGTCAGACCATGAATAGCAAACACCTGTCCGGTGACGCCGTGGACTTGGTGGCCTACGTTAACGGCAAGGTTGCGTGGGAATTGAACCTGTACGATGACATCGCCGACGCTATGGCGAAAGCAGCCCGCGAATTAGCCGTCCCGCTGAAGTGGGGCGCGGCATGGAACGTGCCGGACATTACCAAGTGGCACGGGACTATGGAAGCGGCAATGATGCACTACATTGATGAGTGCAGAGCCAAAAAACGCCGCCCGTTTATCGATGGCCCGCATTTCGAACTTGCGTGACGAAAAGGATTTAACGATGGACAATAAAAACACCAGAATACCGACTGACGAAGAGTTGAAGCGGTTAGACAAGGCTGAGAAAGCGCTACAGCAAAGTTTGGACAACCAGAAGGACTGGACGAATAAGCTCTTTCCTACATGGAAAAGCATGGCTAATAAAGACGTGGAGCGCGCCAAGAAAGAGTTAAACGCGATTCCGCCTGATATTCGTGAATACAAAAAATCGACCGGCAAAAAACGGGGCGGCCTTACCAAACTGGCGGCTGGCGGTTCGGTTTCCAACCGTGCCGACGGTTGTGCCAAGCGCGGCAAAACTCGCGGTAAGATGGTGTGATGGCTAAGACTCCGGCGTGGACTCGTAAAGAAGGCAAGAACCCCAAGGGCGGACTTAACGCCAAGGGGCGGGCCTCTTACAACAAAGCCAATCCGGGGAAGCCTGGACTTAAGGCTCCGCAGCCTGAAGGCGGTCCACGCAGGGACTCGTTTTGTGCCAGGATGAAAGGTATGAAGAAAAAGCTGACATCCGCTAAAACAGCCAATGACCCAAATAGTCGCATCAATAAATCTCTAAAAGCATGGAATTGTTGACCTATGGAAATGATGCTCTGGAATGCCGGTCTATCGGTCGTTGTGGCTATCATGGCCGCATTGATTAAAGGTCGATTTGACGAACTCAACCGGTTGGGCATACTGCTCAACAAAACCCGTGAGGAGGTTGCCCGTGATCACATCACTCGCGCAGAAGTTAGGGCGGATTTGGACAAAATTCGTGAACACTTTGACGATGGCTTTAGACGCCTTGAAGCAAAGATTGACAAACTTGGTGAACACCGTAAGGAGTAAAAAATGAAAGGCAAAGATTTACTTGGGTCGTTGTCCCCGTTATACGGTATGGCCTCCGGGCACGGAATGTTTGGGGAAATTGGACCTGGCCTCATCCCGAGCCTGGCACGAAAACGTCGCAAGGACAAAAAAGATGGCGTCACGCCGGTAAATCCAGCCGAAGAAGCCGCCGCGCCCGGTATGAAGAAGGGTGGTTCGGCTCGGGCAGGTGGTAAAACTCGCGGCGATGGCATTTGTAAAAAAGGCCACACCAAAGGCAAGATGGTGTAAAGTAATGAAAAAGTTTGGTGTATCTGGTCTTGGTGGTAAATCCGCTGATGCAGGCGGTAAACCGATGCCCAAGAAAACTGCAAAACCTCGGAAAATGAAAGGATTTGAAATGGCTGTCAAAAAATATCAGAATGGTGGTCTGACTGGCCTTGATCGCGCCGCTGCGATGAGCGGTCGTACTATGCCCACTACGGGTCGTCCGGCGGTTACTGGTCTTGATCGTGCGGCTGCGATGAGTGGCCGTACTATGCCCACTACGGGCCGTCCGGTTGGTATGAAGAAGGGTGGTGTCTCGTCGTCCCTCAAGGCCCACGCTGCGGCTCCGGCCAGTAAAGCTCACGCCAAAGGTATGGCCAAAGGTGGTGCAGCCTCTCGCGCTGACGGAGTGGCCAAGAAGGGCAAAACCAGCACCAAAATGGTCAAAATGGCAAAAGGCGGTAAATGCAAATGAGGCCCAGCCGGGGTATGGGGGTAATTAACCCCAAGAAAATACCCAAAACTATTACCAAACGCGACGGCAAGGAGCCAGTAAAGCTCTATGCCAAGGGCGGTAAATGTAGGAGAAAGAAAGATGGGTAAGGGAAGTTCTTTTGGCGGTATTGGTAGTACATATTCGGGGCTGTCCGGAGAAGGTGCTCAGCCTTCGCAACCTTCGCAACCAACAGACCCGAGTATCACCACGCAAGCGAACCCCTACGCCACACCGGTTAACCGGGTAGACGC